GATAACGCAGAGGCCCCGGTAAGTGAGCAACCCGCAGCCGAAGCACCCGCAGGGGGTAAGGCCCTGACCGTCGAAGATGTACGTGAAGCAATGAGACGCGCCCGCGTCAGAATCGAGGGTGAGGATTGGGAAACGAACACAACCGGCGAGGGCTACACCAAATACCACCGTCAGTTAAACGCTACGTTTAAGAATATTGCCGCCCTGTTAGGCAGCGATAAGCCCAGCACCCTGTTAGAAGAAAACTACGCATCGTTCATTAAGCAATGCGACGAACTGATAGTAGGCGCAGACGGAACTATAACAACTAAATGCCCTTACTAATATGCCCGGACAACACGCAATATTAAGCCCAAGTGCAGCCCACAGGTGGATGAATTGCACAGCCGCGCCCCGGTTAGAGGAACACGCCGAGGATAAGGGTAGTACCTACGCCGAAGAGGGTAGTTTGGCACACGCCTATTGCGCCCTGAAACTTAAAAAGTTCATGTGCTACGACTTTGCCGAAGAGGAAAAGGAGATAGCCGAACTAAACGAGAAGTACCACACGGGCGAAATGGACGAGTACACAGATACGTACTACACTATCGTAATGGAAAAGTTCAACGCAGCCCGACAAAAGACCCGTGACGCTAAGTTATTGGTTGAAGTACGGTTGGACTTTACTAAGTATATCCCGGAGGGTTTCGGCACAGGCGACGCAATTATTATTGCCGATGGTTGCTTAGAGATTATCGACTTTAAGTATGGCAAAGGCGTTAAGGTGTCGGCAGTCGAAAACCCGCAAATGAAGATTTACGCTTTAGGTGCTTACGAAGCCTATAGTTTTGAATACAACATAGACCGGGTTAGAATGACTATTATACAGCCCCGTATCGACAATCTTTCGGAGTTTGAAATTACCGTAGCCGATTTGCAGAAGTGGGCCACCGACGAACTACAGCCAAAGGCGCAGGAAGCATTTGGCCCCAATGGAAAGCAAGCCCCCGGCGAATGGTGTCAATTCTGCAAGGTGAAAGCCAGATGCAAGGCGTTGGCCGCTACGAGCATTAAGACGGCCACCGAACACGCCGACCCTAAGTTAATCAGCGTCGAGGAAATGGCAAGTATCGTACTACCGCAGTTGGCCACTATTAAAACATGGCTAACAGGCGTTGAGGAATACGCACTACAGCAAGCCTTAGACGGTACGGAATATCCCGGATATAAGATTGTGGCAGGGCGCAGCGTAAGAAAGATTACCGATGCAGAAGCCGTTATGCAGCTTTTGGCCGATAATGGCTTTGCCCGTGAATCCTACGTTAAGCCCACGGAACTACGAAGTATTACCGACCTTGAAAAACTGATTGGTAAGAAACGCTTTGGTGAATTGTGCAAAGATTATATCGAAAAGCCGCAGGGCAAACCGACGTTAGCACCCGACAGCGACAAACGCCCGGCTTTCAACGCAGCGGCAGACGATTTTAGCGGTATCAATCTTAACGAAGATGGCGAATGAGATTTACAAACTAAGAACGTGGGCGACGATATTACAAGACATCATTAAGGAGTACCCCGGTAGGACTATTGAAAACGTCTTAGGCAATATCGAAGCCCGCATAAAAGAAAAGAGCAATGAGAAGTAAAACAGCAAATTGGTTTATCTGCAAAATCCGCTATGAGAAAACGCAGGAGGACGGACTACAGAAGAAAGTAACGGAATCCTACGTAGTGGACGCTGTTAGTTTCGGAGAGGCCGAAAGCCGGATAATCGAAGAAATGCAAGCGTACATTAGCGGTAAGTTTGAGATAATCGACATTAGCCGGGCAGCGTTTAAGGAAATTTTCTTTAGCGACGAAGAGACAGCCGACAGATGGTATAACGCCAAATTGGAGTTTATCACCATAGACGAAAAGACCGAAAAGGAAAAGCGTAGCGCAGTTGTTTACTTAGTCCAGGCAGGAACTTTCGACAACGCCCTGAAGAACGTAAACGAGGTTATGGGCGGTACGATGATAGACTACGTAACGGCCAAAATCGAAGAGACTAAGTTAATGGACGTTTTCGAGTATGCTAAGAAAGAGCAGGCCGAGAACGCCGAGGAATCAGAGTAACAACTAAAACGTAAAATTATGCCTACAGAGAATGAAATTAACAACGTGCTTAACGAATGTTCAGAGCGCGAGGATTTGGGAGAATCGAAGTACCCCGGTATGACCTACGAGCAGGGCGTAAAGGCCGCTATCGAATGGCTACAGGGCTACGGCGAAAACCCAATGGAGTAAGAGATTATTAACAATAATATTCACTATTAAAATTTTAAGTTTATGATTACACCACAAGTTAAAGAGAACAAGGTAATTTTTGGGCCGTGCCGTTTGTCGTACACCCACGTTTTCAACCGCTACAATCCTGATGGCGACCAGGCCGATGGTAAGTACATGACTAACGTACTTATCCCCAAGGATGAAAAAGAGACCATCGAGGCCATTAACAAGGCTATTGCCGAGGCCAAGAAACAGGCTATCGTCAGCAAGTGGGGAGGCAAAGAGCCTAAGAAGTTGGATATGCCACTACGTGACGGCGACGAAAAGGACGATGAAAACTACGAGGGCCATTTGTTCGTAAACGCCAAGAGCAACACGCGCCCCGGCATCGTAGACCGTAAGAAAGTGCCTATCGTTGACGAAGAAGAGGTTTACAGCGGCGTTTGGGCTATTGTGTCGGTTACGTTCTTTGGCTACGACAAGAACGGTAACAAGGGCGTTGCTTGCGGCCTTAACAACATTATGAAGTTTAAGGACGATGAACACTTTGGCGGCAGGGTATCGGCTGAATCCGACTTTGGCGACGTTGATTTGGGCGACGATGACGACGACCTGTAAGCGATTTCTTTTCTAACCATACGAATTGATTGTAAGACGCGCACCGGCTACCGGGAAGATGTGGTAGCCGGTGCAGCAAAAGAAACAAAAACAAAGAATCATGGTAACAGCAGTAACAATAATAGGAATACTGATAGCAGCGGCGGTAATCGCAGCCGTCTATTTCGTAGACCGCCGGAGGGCAAAGGCCGTCAGGGAGTTTAACCGTAGACACCAAAGTACCTACAGGCTTAACCGCCTCAATCAGCAGACCTTTAACAAGGCTTTCAACATCGTTTCGGACTTAGTAAAAAACGACGGGGCCGATATTGAGGTGATGTTTGATAATCAGGTAGTCTTTAACGGCTACATAGACATAACGGAGTTAGGCGAGCAACCCCAATTCTGGTATAACAAAGCCCTGTTAGACAAATACGGAATCGAATACTAAAGTATCATGCAGGAATTAGGAATAGACATAGAGACTTACAGCAGTAACGATTTGGTTAATTGCGGCGTTTACAAATACGTTGAGGCCCCGGACTTTACGATATTGCTATTTGCCTACGCTATTGACGGCGGGCCGGTGCAATGTGTGGACTTAGCAAGTGGCGAGACCCTACCCGACGAAGTATTTGCAGCCCTGACAGACCCAAACGTTACCAAGACAGCATTTAACGCGGCCTTTGAAAGAATCTGTATTAGCGTCTATTTCTTTGGCGGCAAACTCTTAGACCCCGCCCAATGGCGTTGTACGATGGTATTAGCCGCCCGCATGGGCTTACCGCTTTCGTTGGGGCAATGTGGTGAGGTGCTACACTTAGCCGAGGGCAAAATGAAAGAGGGCCAGGCCCTAATCAGGTACTTTAGCGTACCCGCCCCCAAGACAGGCAAACGGCATCTACCCGCAGACGCGCCGGATAAGTGGGCTACGTTTAAGGCTTACAATATCCGAGACGTGGAGGTAGAACAGGCCATTTTGAAAAAGGTACGCCGGTTAAAGCCCGCAGCCTTTGACGAAGATTTGTACGTAGCCGACCAAGAAATTAACGACCGGGGCGTTATGATAGACCGCGTTTTGGTAGATGCAGCCGCCCGTTTTGACGAAGAGTATAAGGCCGAGTTACTGAAAGAGGCACAGACACTAACAGGCATGGAGAACCCCAACAGCCCCGCCCAAATTAAGGAATGGCTACACAAGGTTACAGGCTTTAGCGTCCAGAGCCTCAACAAAAAGAACTTAGACGATTTGGATAAGCAGCTTATCTATTGGCCGAAAGCCCAAAAGGTTTTGGGCATCCGTAGGGAAATGGGCAAGACATCTAACAAAAAGTACGTCGCTATGCAAAAATGCGTTTGCGCTGATGGTAGAATACACGGACTTTTGCAGTTTTGCGGCGCAGCCCGCACAGGCCGTTGGGCCGGGCGTTTGGTACAGGTGCAGAACCTACCGCAAAACCATTTGGAAAGTTTGGACTATGCCCGTAACTTAGTACGTCAGGGCGACTTAGAAGAGTTTGAAATGAACTACGACAACGTGACGTTTGTACTTAGCGAACTGATACGTACCGCGTTTATTGCAGCCCCCGGCCACACTTTCCACGTTTGTGACTTTTCGGCCATCGAGTGCAGGGTTATAGCATGGTTAGCCGGTGAAGAGTGGGTATTAGACGTATTCAGAAATAACGGCGACATCTATTGCGCCAACGCCTCTAAGATGTTCAAAGTACCTGTAGAGAAACACGGACAAAACGCGGAACTACGGCAAAAAGGCAAAATCGCTACTTTGGCTTTGGGATATGGCGGCGGCGTATCGGCTTTGGAAGCAATGGGCGGTAGCCGGTTAGGACTGACCGAAAGCGAAGAA